ATGAGCTTCTTGAAGAAACTGTGGTGCAAGCTGCTTGACCTGCTCGGTATCAAACACCAGCACTATCAGTCGGCACCGACACCAATGCCGACCCCAACTGAACCCGAAGACCCGAATCCAGTATGGGACGGTGGCGGCGGCCCTCCAAGTGGTTGGATCCCGGATCACACTGACCTACGCGACTACGTCTTCGAAGAGCGCAGTCTCGCCAAGGACCGTTCGACGCTGCCAGCGGAGGTCGACCTCCGAGCGCGATTTCGCACCGCCGTCGAAAACCAAGGCAGCACCAACTCCTGTGTCGGGCACGCCACGACGTCGGCGCTCGAAGCGGTCCTCCGCTCGACGGTAGATCGTTCACGCCTGTTCGTGTACTGGAACGCACGCTCGTTCGAAGGCACGACTGCAAGTGACCCAGGTTGCCAGATTCGAAACGCCATGCGTGGTGTCTCAACGTACGGCGCGTCAACTGAGGCGCTGTGGCCATGGAACACCTCAGCGCTGCGCACCAAGCCCAGCGCTGCTGCGTACACCGACGGTCTGACGGTTCGCCCGATGATCGCGTCGTACCAGCGCGTGACGACAGTGCTTGGTCTCAAGGAAGCGCTGGCCAAGGGTCTTCCAGTGGTCTTCGGTTTCTCGATGACGCACACGTTCGTGTACAGCACTGGAACGACTGGCCACCTGCCATATCCTGCCACCGGTGAGAAATTCTATGGCGGTCACGCGGTGGTCGCGGTTGGGTACAGCGATGCCATGAAGACCGTGCTGGTTCGGAACTCGTACGGCTCCGGTTGGGGCAAGGACGGGTACTTCACCATGGACTACAAGTGGTTCGACAACATGAACGGCCTGGTCGCGGACGCCTGGGTCATCGTGCCGAAGTGACCGCTGCGGCGACACCAGGTGTCGCCGACGACACTGAAGCGTTCAGGCTGTAGTGCCTAACACGTGGGACCTTCGGGTCCCACGGTCGTCACCTGGTGTCGCCGCGCAGATCTGTAACCGTTACATGTCCAGGTTCAGTGCTGGCTATAATGCCCACATGAACGCTGAAACCGCCCAAATTCAGTCCTCGACCGCCTGGTATGAAGCCTGGTGGAACAAGGTCCCGCACACGCAGATCAACGTGAACTTCAACGGCAGCCTGTGGATCGGCAGCCTGCGGTGGTACTGGTGATGAAGACCTTCAAGGAATGCGCTGAGCGCATCGAGCACCTCGAGACCGGGCCTGCCATGGCCTTGATCTTCGAGTGGGTCAAGACCGGCGTGATCAACAAGTCGACCTTCACCGGTCTCGTGCGCATCGCCACCAAGACCAACGAGCCGACGGCGTACGGCTCGGGCGATGGGAACTGGGTGCGAGCCCAGGACCTGGAGCTTCGTCCCGACCGCGAGCGATTCAAGATCAAGTTCTACGGGGAGCTCGGATGAGGAACCTGTCGATCACGAGGGTCGTGCGCATCAGCGCACGCATGACCGCGGAGGACTGGCAGCTGTACACCTCAAAGCCTGGTGCTGATCGTGTCGCGCACGCGCTGAATGCGCTGCTCGAGTTCCACGTGGCCGACGGTAAGACCAAGGACGAGATTCGCGAGGTGATGCTCGTTGTGATGCGCGGGCTTTCTGATTTCGGTGCGTACGACACGGAGCCGTGCGCCTATCTCGACCAACTGCTCGAGGAGATCTTCAAGTGACACCGTACCGCTACCAAGCCGAGCTCGACGCGCTGCGTGCCGCCACGAAGGCCGCCGCGGAGGCGACCCAAGAACACCTGAACAAGAACCCGAACACCTGGTACCCGTGCGGTTTTGCGTGGGTCAAGGTCAAGCCGGCCCGCGGTCGCTTCGTCGAGATGTGCAAGGACCAAAAGGTTGGGCACACGAACGAGTGCGAGGGCGGGTACGACATCTGGAACCCGTCCGGGAACAACACGCAGTGGATGGACGCCAAGGAGATCGGCTGCCGCGCGTTCGTCACGAAGCTGAACGAGCTGCTGCCGAGCCTGAAGCTCAAGGTCTGCACCCGAATTGACTGAGGAGAACTCATGACCATTCCCGTGAAGCTCATCACCGTGCAGCTCGAAGTCGAGGAAGAGTACGCTGATCACATCGAAGCGAGCCTGCGGCGGGCCATCAGCGACATCGAGTTCGAGCACGGGGTCGAACTCGGCGACACCATGACCATCAACGTCTCGGACAAATGAACGTCAACGCCTGGTTGCAGCTTGAAAAGGAGCTCCTCGCCAAGGGCGAGGACGAGAACCTGCCAGTGCTGGAGCGCATTCACGCACTCACCGAGCTGTTCTTCCACTACGGCCAGGATCGTCATCGTGCGGCGAAGGCCGTGCGGATGATCCAGGACCTGAGCGCCCCCGCATGAAGTACATCTTCTACTCCGAAACCCGTGCGCCCATCGAGGTCACGCCCATCGCGCTCGACCCACGCGGCTTCGCGGTCCTGCGCCCGCCGCCTCGGATCGGTGAGCGCGTCGTGCTTGACGGGGCGTACTTCGACGTCACGGACGTCGTGCACCCGATGCACGTGCCAGAGGTTCGGATCTTCGTCCGCGAGATCACGCACTGATCTTGAGCCCAGAATTGAGATGACAAGGAGCTAATCCCCGGTACAATAGCCTCCTAGGCTGACTAGGAGGCATTGTGGCCTTTGATTTTGACGCGTTCTTGGCGCGGTTCCGCTCGTCCCCTGAGTACCAGGAGATGGAGCGCACCGTTGAAGATTCCCCATGGCACCGTGAAGCCAACGTTGCAGTGCACACGGAGATGGTGCTTGAGCAGTACAACCAGCGGTTCGCCCCGCACCGTACGGAAGATGAGAACCTGGTGAGCCGCATGGCGCTGTTGTTCCATGACGTTGGCAAGCCCTCTGCTGAGGAGGTCGTGCAGCGTGAGGATGGATCCGTGTACCGACGGTACGCTGGCCACGAAGGGCCCAGCGCGAACGGGTTCATGGACGCGTACCTGCGCATGGGCCTGCGCGAGCACATCCGCCCTCTGCAGGCGCGTGCCATCCGTTGGTTGATCGAGCATCACCTTCCGTATGGGTACAAGGACAAGCAGAAGCGCCTTGGCCTCAAGATCGGAACCATCTCCGCACTGGATGAGGTTGGGCTGACCATCCAGACGTTCTATGACGTGCTGCGCTCGGACGCCGCTGGCAGGATCAGTGACGACCACGAGCAGAAGCTTGCGGCGGTCGAGGACTGGATTCATGTCTTTGACTCCATCAACGCAACTCCAATGTTCTCGCGTGCCGCGAGGAACGCGTACATCTTGATTGGGCCGTCTGGTTCTGGCAAGACCACCTTTCGCAACGGGCTGCGTCCTGGGTTCATGTCCCGTGGCATCAGCGTGATCAGCGCTGACGACACCAAGGAAGAGTGGTTCACGCTCCAGACTGGTGTCGAGAAAACCAGCATGCCATCACCCGAGTTCTATGACCTCGCCTGGCGGTACTGCACGATCGATCACGGCTCGGAGTTCGACAAGTACTTCGTGACCAAGATGCATGAGACCTTCAAGCGCGCCGCTCATGAGGGACATGACGTCGTCGTAGACGTTGTGAACTCCTCGAGAAAGCGTCGCGCGATGTTCGTTCAAACCGCGCGTCAGCACGCGTACCATGTGGTCGCGGCTGAGTTCTGGAACTCGTTTGGTACGCTGTTGGCTCGCCAACAGACACGTACCGACAAGCATGTCGTCGAGCGCAGCGTCCGTGCGCAGTACGATGCCGTTCGTCTAGCCTGGCTGGGCGATGAAGTTGATCAGGTCCTGACCATCATTGGAGAATGACATGAACCGTCTGTCTAGAGAGCAGTACCCTGGCCTGCCCAAGTGGCCCATGGCCTTCGTCACCGGTAAGAGCGTGACGCCCGAACAGGCCAAGGACATCCTGTTCCGCACGGACTCGAACTTCCACATGCCGTCACCGTACGGCTTCGGGAACAACCACCGGTTCAAGGAGTACTGCTTCAAGATCTTCGGTTGGCAGAAGCTGTTCGACGAGCAGGACAGCTGGTACCGCCTGACCGATGGGCAGCGCCAAGAGAAGCTCGCTGCCGGGAAGTCGGTCTCGGATACGTACGGGGTCCTCGAGGACTGGTGCAAGGAGATGGGCATCGTCAAGACGCAGTACGTGAACAACAGCTGGCTGTCCAGCGCATACATCGGTGGCCCGCACGGTTGGTGCTCACCTGAAGGTGACATCTTCAGCGATGGACACAATTACGGGAAGTGGCCATCGGTGGAAGAGATCGAGAACGACTGGATCGAGCTCGCCAAGGCCTTCCCGTACATCGACCTGGCATGCACCATGTTCAGCGGTGAGCAGTGCGAGGAGAACATCGTGCCTGTCGTGACGATGCTGGTCAAGAACGGCACCGTGGCGGTGTACGAGGCGGATCTCTCGGTGCATCACAAGCAGCCGACCTTTGGTGGTGAGGACCGTATCGAGACCATGCTTCAACGGCTGCTGAGCGGCTCGACAAGCGAGCAGGGCTGGCCCATGCCTTGGGTTCTGGAGTTCGGCGAGAAAAGCACGGCGGCTATGAAGAAGATCGCGCCACAGTTCGTATGATCCACGCGGTCGCGATCCAAACCTCTGGTCTCCGCATCAATGAAGAGGCGGAGACCAGAATGCTCGAGGCCTTGAAGGCTGTCGGGTTGCGGCACCACTCGTTTGGATGCATTCCGTTCACGAATGAGCTCACGGGCTGGGAGGACTTCATTGTCGAGCCGACGTTCGTGCACTGCTCGACAAAGGTCCTCAGGATTCTGATCGACCAAAGCGTCAAGTCCAACGAGATCTTTGTGCATGCCACCGCTGAGCATGCCGAGGCCTTGCGCCAAAGCTTGTTGGCTGGGATCTTCTACGATCCGGTGGCCTTTGATCAGGCCACGTACATCAAGAGCCCGTACATTGGACAGTACCTGTTGAATGCCAGCGCTCGAGTCCTGCCAATCAGCCAGGTCCTGCACGAGGAGCTGTCGTACGACGCGTTCTTCAAGCCCACCACAGACTTGAAGGCCTTCAAGGGCGGCGTTGTCAGCGCTGGCATGACGCTGAACCAGTTCATTCACGAAGGCATGGTTGACGTTTCATTGCACGAGTACATCGAGCAAGATGGAACGGTGCTGATGTCGCAGGTCAAGGACATCGAGCGCGAGTACCGGTTCTTCGTGGTGAACGGGCGAGTCATCACCGGCTCGCAGTACATGTTGCATGGTGAGGTCGAGTACGATTCCACTGTTCCAACCACTGTGTTCGATCAAGCCCAAGCCTGGGCACTGCTCTACGAGCCCGCTCGGGCGTTCACGCTGGACATAGCTGTGCTGTCAGACGGAAGGCTACGGATCGTGGAGTACAACTGCATCAACTGCTCTGGTCTGTACCACGCTGACGTTTCCGCGTTGTTGAACGCTATCGTGAAAATGTAGGAGTTCCTATGAGCATGTCCACCATCATCATCGTGATCCTGGCACTTCTGCTGTACCTGGCTATCGGGTTCATCGTCTGGATCGTGCACACCCTTGGCAGCCGTCAAGAACCATCAGGGCTGAAGAAGATCTTCTTGGCTCCGTTCAACGGGCTGATCTGGCTGGTTATGCGCTTTGATCGGCCTCGCCGATAGCACCGCCTCGGCGACACCAGGCGACGCCGGTTGACCTGACCGGCTGAAGACACAGTACCATACACGAGGGGGCCTAAGGCCCCCTCGGTCGTTTCCGGGTCTACTTGCTCTTTTGAGCCTCCCTAGCCAATCGATTTATTCGTTTGGCTTCTACAACCTTTGCCACGTGTTCAGGAGATTTCTTCTTCCCTGTTAGAGAAGCTTTTCTCTTCAAGCGCGTCTGCTCTGATTGTTTCCTTCCAGTCATCAGCTTGCTGACCTTTGCTCCAAATCCCGGCGGTTTTGGAACACCCTTCTTGGCTAGTGACTGTCTGCGCTTTGTTTCTTCTGACAATTTCCAGGTGGCTCCATTTCGGCCCATCTTAGCTCGCTGTTCTGGACTTCTCTTCTGGCCGCGAAGCTTGGCCGCAATAGCTTCTACGTGTGACGGGTGCTTCTCAGCAGGTCTGGCGGCAATTTCGCTTCGATTTAGAAATCTAGGATCCCCCTTAACGCGCATACGGCGGAGCACTCTGAGCTCCCAGCTTCTTGCAGCTTCACTTGTCTCAAACACACGTCGAACCTGAATAACTGAAGGTTCTCCTAGCTCCCGCTGTTTATGGACGTGAATGGAGCTGGTGAAATATCTAGACCACAAGTCCAGTGGATCACACCTCTTAGCAAAACGAACACCGTAGTACCAGAGGTTTCTCTCAGGCCATCCAATAAGGTAAGTGTATGGTTTATGCATCAGGTATCTATCAATCTGGAAAATGAGCCATGATCCAGATCTTGGGATGGATTTTTGACCGATAAGGTTACAATTTTCTCATCGTTACATGTGTAACGTCTAAATAGAGAGCCCACCATTCAGGTGGCACACTCTGTTTACAACTTTAGGAGATTTGAAATGGCTACAAAACGTTCTCTTGCTGATCTGGCTGCCGCCTTTACTGCTAAGGCAAACGATGGTGGAAATGCCGATTGGAAAAAATTCTTCCCCTTCTGGAAGGCCCCCGTCGACAGCGTGTCGACCGTTCGATTCCTGCCTGACGCAGACGAATCCAACCCCATGGGCTTCCTCGTCGAGAATCTGGTGCATGAGCTCACCATCAACGGCAAGCGCGAAAAGGTCGCATGCCTGAAGATGTACGGCGAGGCCTGCCCGATCTGCGAGCTTTCCGCTCGGTTCTACGACAAGAACTCTCCTGAGCATAACGAAGAGCTCGGCCAGAAGTTCTACCGCAAGAAGTCCTATGTTGGTCAGGTGCTGGTGCTGGAGTCCCCAGTCGAGCACGACGCCGATCAGCTGGTCAAGCTCATCGAGTTCGGCCCGCAGGTCTTCAAGCAGATCCAAGCCGCGTTCCAGAGCGGTGACCTGGACAACGCACCGTTCGATCTCAAGGGTGGATACAACTTCCGCTTCCGCAAGACCCTGACGGGCTCTGGTCAGAACTCGTACACGACTTCGAGCTTCGCACCGAAGCAGACCGATGTCAGCGATGACGTGATCGAGTCCATCCAGCTCTTCGACCTGAAGAACTACCGTGCAGCCCGTGTTGATCGCGCGGCCATGGAAGCCATGCTGGTCGCTGCTCAGACTGGTGGCACGTACGAGGGTGATGAAGGTGGTGATGAAGCGCCAGCTCCCGCGCCCGTTGCTTCCAAGCCGACACCTGCCGCGGCTGCCCCTGCTCCAGCCCCCACTCCGGCTGCTGATGGCAAGCTCAGCGTCGTTGAGCAACTTCGCCAACGTGCTGCCGCTGCCCGCGCTGCAGCTGCTGCCGACGCGTAACTTGAAAACGGGGAGGGTCAAGTGACCCTCCCCTGGAGACCATCATGGCACTTTCGTTCCTGAAGAAATTCAAGAACGACGTTGCTAAGCTTGACACGGTTGGTGTAGGCATCAAGAAAACTGAGCTCTGGCTCAGCTCTGGAAACTACGCCCTGAATCGAGCGCTCAGTGGGGACTTCACCAAGGCAATTCCGCTTGGAAAGATCTCGCTGTTCGCTGGCCCGTCAGGCTCAGGCAAGTCGTTCATCGCAGGCAATCTCTGCCTGCATGCCCAGCTCGCTGGGTATCACGTCGTGTACCTTGACTCAGAGCACGCCATCGATGTGGACTACCTGTCCAAGATCGGTGTCGACGTCTCGGAGGACAAGCTCACGTACCTCTCCGTCACCACGATTGAGGACGTCAACCAAGTGTTGGCGAACTTCTTCCGTGGGTACATCAAGGAGAACGGCAAGGACAACTACGAGGCCCCACGTGTGCTGATCGTCTTGGACTCGCTGGCGATGCTGTCGTCAGAGACCGAGATGGAGAACTATGAGGGCAAGGGAGTTGTCAAAGGCGACCAAGGCCAGCTCGCAAAGCGCCGCAAGGCCATGCTGCGAATGGCCGTTGGTTATCTCGGCCGCCTGCCGATCGGCATGGTGTTGACTGACCACGTGTACCCACAGGACATCATGCTTGGTGATGGTGCATGGGCCATCACGAACAGCACCAAGTTCTCCTCGTCGATCATCGGCATCGTCACGAAGCTGAAGCTCAAGGAAGAGGGCGAGGTAACCGGTGTCCGCATGCGGTTCGAGACGTACAAGTCTCGGTTCGCCAAGCTTGGCACCAAGGTCGAGCTCGAGGTTCCATACAACAAGGGCATGAGCCCGTTCTCTGGGCTGCTTGACCTGCTCGCCGACATGGGGCTGCCGTTCAAGGACAGCACCATTCCTGGCAAGAAGCAGGGCTGGAAGGTCTGCGAGATCAACGGTGAGGACTTCTTCTTCCGCCCAGCCGAGCTGACACACGAGGTCGTGCAGAAGCTGCTGCAGCACCCGCTGTGCCAGCCAATGCTCGCCCGAAACCCAACGCCTGATGATGAGGTCAGTCCTGACGACATCGATGGCATCGTGGACCAAGATGAGGTCCCACAAAGGAGCAAGACATGACACAAGAGGTTTTCATCACCATCCAGCCAGCAGTCGGTGGCTTCGTTGTTCGGTACCCAAAGTCCTATGGCTCTGGTGAAGATCATCGAATCGAGTACGTCAGCGAGGTCGCGACCACCGTTGGCAAGGCCATGCGCGCTGTGAAGCGCGCTGTCACCGATTTCTCGCTGGTGCAAACTTCGAAGGAAGACTCGGAAGAGTAATCCCAAATCGATTTTCCGTGAGTTTGGGCGGGCGTTACGATGTAATGTCCGCCCTTTTTCCGCTATGAAGAAACCAATCGCACCACGCCTTGATCTGTTCGGTCTTGGCATCACGTACGAGGCCTTGGCGGCTGACTTGGCCAAGTTCTTTACTTCATGGTCTGAAGAGATTGAGGCGGCAGCCCCGATCTTCGAGATCGAGGGCGAGTTCTTGGAAAAGATCGCACGCGATGTCGCACACCACCAGGCCTTTTACGCGCAGCGCGCCATGGAGGCTCGCGCGTGTGTGAAGTGGTTGGAGATCTTCAAGGCCCAGAAAGAGGCCAAGTACCTCAAGAACTACCATAGCGCGCCACGCGCGCTTGGTGCGCGCGAGCAGGCGGTTTATCTGCAAGGCGAAAAAGAGATCGTCGAAATAAATCAACTGATCGTCGAGGCCGCGCTCCGGCAGCAGCAGTTCGAGGAAATCGTTGAGGCCATCAAGCAGCTTGGTTGGATGGTCGGTAACATCACGAAGCTCCGCGTTGCGGAGCTCAGGGACATCATCGTATGAGCAACATCACGTACACGATTGGCGACGGACTTGGGTACAGCATCAACCTGTCGCCTGAACCGGCGAAGCTGATGTCGATTCAGTGGGAACCATCCATGCAGATCACGCTGCATGGTGAAGAGAACAACCAGGTCGTCAAGCTGCAGCTGACTCCAGAAAGCGATATGACGCCTAAGGAATCGTTGCTCATGAACGTTCTGTTCGCGTCACTCATGGGCGCCTCGAACAAACCGTCTAATGCCGCGCTCATGAAGTTCATTCGGGCACACAACCTTGAACGACATTTCAGGATGAGTGTCTGATGAGAGACGGTTCGATCTTCATCGCGATCGGTGCGGTGCTTGACAAGATCAAGCAGGCAATCAGTCGTGCATGGCGGCGGCGCCCGTTGCGATTCACAGCGAAAGAGAAGCGCGTCATCGCTGAAGCGCGACGATTGGCGGGGCTCAAATGAAGACTGCACACATCTGGGTCCGTGATGAGGTCTGGATGACCATTGCCGGCCTCGAGCCCTCTGACAACACCTTTCTCTGGAACAAGTTCGCCATCGAGGTTGAGGGCTCATGGTTCATGCCGGCCCGCAAGCTTGGTCGTTGGGACGGCAAGCTTCGGTTCTTCGACAAGACTGGGCGTACGTACCTCCGACTGCTGGACGAGATCGTGCCCTTCCTTGAGAAGTGGGGGTACGATATTGAGCTGCACGACGAGCGTTTCCCTGTCAAGCTCGTTCAGGGTCGCCTGACGCCCGATTGGTTCCATGGTCGGGCTCAAGTCAAGATCGATCTGCGTCCATACCAGGTTGAGGCCGTGAACTCGGCACTAGAGGCCGGCTCTGGTATCATCTTGGCAGCCACTGGTGCGGGCAAAACCCTGATGGTTGCCGGCCTGGCTTCTGTGCTGGGTGAAGAGAACGTACGATCTGTGATCATCGTGCCGAGCTCCGATCTGGTAGAGCAGACCTCGAACACGTTCAAGCTTGTCGGCATCGATCATGGCCTGTACAGCGGTGGCACCAAGACCCTGGCGCACCAGCATGTAATCGCTACCTGGCAGGCGCTGCAAAACAACCCTGGTATCGTCAGTGACTTTGGCTGTGTCGTTGTTGACGAGGCACATGGCGCATCAGCCAAGACCATCGGTGACCTGATCACTGAGCACGGCAAGCACATCGCGTACCGCTTCGGTTTCACAGGCACCCTGCCAAAGTCCAAGACCGACCTGATGACGTTGCGTGGGTCGCTTGGTGAGAAGCTCTTCGAGATCAGCGCAGCCGAGCTCATTGCCATGGGGTACTTGGCCGAGCTGGACATCGAGCCCATCGAGATCCAGGAGTCAGTTGACGAGGAGTTCCCTGATTACGGCTCAGAGAAGTCGTACACAAGCCGCCAGCCGAAGCGACTTGAGCTGCTGGCTGATCTGATCATCGACCGCGCAAATCAGTTCGGAAACACGTTGGTCTTGGTGAACACGATCAAGCAAGGTCAGCAGCTCCAGAAGCTGATCAAGGACTCGGTGTTCTTGCAAGGCGCCACAGAGAACGAAGTTCGTGCCGAGTGGTACGGGACCTTTGAGCACCGTGACGATCTGATCGTGATCGCAACAAGCGGCATTGCCAGCACGGGCATCAGCATCGATCGCGTGTTCAACCTGATGCTGATCGATGCCGGCAAGTCCTTCATCAAGTGCATCCAGTCGATCGGTCGTGGTCTGCGCAAGGGGCACGACAAGGACCGTGTGCACGTGTGCGATGTGTACAGCGGTTTGAAGTGGGGCAAGAAGCACGCCCGTGATCGCAAGAAGTACTACATTGAGGCGTCGTACCCAGTTCGTAAACCAATCAAGGTCAAGGTATGAAGATCACCGCAACCGTTCTCGCAATTGACAGGCCCGACCGCAATGGGCGCGTGTACACACGTGAGATCGCCGAAGCAATCGTGCAGCACATTGAACGCAAGAAGGTCTTTGGTGAGCTTGGCTGTCCGTCTGGTGACATGTACATTGAGCTCGGAAATGTCTCGCATGTCATTGAGGCCGCTGAGATCGTGGACGGCACCGTTCAAACGAACATCAAGGTCCTTGACACCCCGGCCGGCCGAGCCCTTGCCGAGCTCATGAAGAACGACGCCAGCATTCGGTTTCGCCCACGTGGAACTGGCCGTCTGATCGGCGACGGCAAGATCGCTGATTACTCGTTGATCAGCATCGACGCCATTCACGAGGAGACGTGAAATGGAGCTTGAGCTAGACGGTTGGAAGTTCATTCGTCAGGCCGGCATTGGCGAGATCCAGCACGTTCGTACACGTCTTCTTGGTGTGGCGTGCTTCCATCATGTTGATCTGGTTGAGCAGATCAAGGGCGCGCTGCAGGCCGGCACCGAGCTCGGCATGCTGACACGGATTCACCTGAACCGCTCTAGGCTGTCTGAGGACGAGCTCAATGGCGTGCTTGACCTGTTCAGCTCATTGTTCGCCTTCCAACAGCTGGAGCTCTGGAGCGATATGGATGAACCGGCCTTTCGAAAGAAGATCGGCGAGCGTGTCGAGATCTTCATCACCCCACCGCCGCACGCAACGAACTCGGCAGCTCTCGTCAAGAACGGCGTGTTGCAGGTCTGGGAACGTTCTGGCGGTCGTTTCCTCCAAGGGAACTTTGCTTCTCATTCCGTGCAGCGCCTCAAGGAGCTGCTACCTGACATGTTTCCAGAGCTGCATGAGCAGTACCTCGCCTTCAAAGGACAACAACAATGATCGTGCTCAATGAGCTGAACCGCCCGTACGTCATCGATTCTCTGACCCAGCCACTCGTGCTGCGTCACCACTGGGTCTTCGATGCGCACATGATGGACTTCTGCATGAAGGAGATCCAGCATCTTGAGGAAACCTTGGGTCCAACGGTCTCGCTGATGATCGCGGACTGTCTGGTCGAGGTGCCGGGCAGCTGGAACATTGTGATCGTGGACTATGAGACGTACACCGTTGATGCGGTGCCTGTTACCGCATGTGCGGCGTTCGAGCACCGAGCTCTGGTGTTCTCACCAAACGACAGCAAGCTGATCTCGGAACCAGTGCGCATTGTGCAGTGGGAACCGAAGAAGGTCTCGATCTACCCAGCCGTTGAGAAAGCCACTGGCATCGTGCACGCAATCACACCCGGGCTTTCTCATGGTGAAATGATCCCACGCGGCGTGCTGATCAGCCCACACGACTTGTACCGCTGGATTGGTGGCAAGACCGTTGGTGATCTTCTCGGCTGAACGGGCCGATCGGCCGAGCCTCATAAATACTCCATCAAACGGAGAATGACATGAGCAGCTTGAAGAGAGAAGACTTTCTGGATGACGCCGCCAAGATCGGCTGCGACGTTGAAGCAATCATGGCCGTTGCCGCGGTTGAGTCCCGTGGTGGTGGCTTTGATCCAGAGGGCTTCCCAAAGACCTTGTTCGAAGGTCATTGGTTCTACAAGCTGACGAACGGTAAGTTCGCCACCTCGCACCCAACGCTGTGTTATCCAAAGTGGACCAAGAAGTTCTACGGCCGCACGTGGCGCGAAGAGAAAGCTCGTCTCGCCGAGGCGATCGCGCTTGATCGCAATGCCGCCATGCAATCAGCGTCTTGGGGCATGTTCCAGATCATGGGCTTTAACCATGCTCGTTGCGGCTTCAAGACCGTGCAGACCTTTGTGAACGCCATGTGCAAGGGTGAGAACGAGCAGCTTGCCGCGTTCACCGAGTACATCATCAACTCCGGGCTCGCCGATGAGCTCAAGGAGCACCGTTGGGCCGACTTCGCGCGGCACTACAACGGCCCATCGTACCACCTCAATCGGTACGACATCAAGCTGGCGCAGGCGTTTGACAAGTTCAACGTCACGCACTTAGCTTAAGCTTCAAATCTACCACCGATTAGGTTGCACGAAAGTGCAGCCCGGTTACAATATTCTCAAGGAAAAGGTAAAGCTATGCATGTCATCAAGCGTAATGGAAAGAAAGAACCATTTGACCTGTCAAAGTGGCAGGCTCAGATCGCCAAGGTCTGTGAAGGTGTTGCTGACGTGTCCCCATCGATGATCGAGATCGCCGCTCAGGCGCACTTCCATGATGGCATGACCACCAAGGAGCTCGATGAGATCGCGCTCAAGAGCATGGTGAACCTGATCGATGAGGAGCTCAACCCAGACATTGGGAACGTGAACTACCAGTACGTGGCCGGCAAGCAGCGCATCACCATGCTGCGCAAGGACGTGTACGGGGACTACAAGCCGCCCAAGCTGTACGACATCATCAAGCGGAACGTCGAGCTCAAGCTGTACACTCCCGACCTGCTGACATGGTACACCGAAGAGGACTGGAACTACCTCGACAAGTTCATTGATCACGACAAGGACGAGCTCCTACCGTATGCGGCGGTTGAGCAGCTCGTTGAGAAGTACCTGATTCGGAATCGTGCCACTGGTCTCATGGTGGAGACGCCGCAGGTTCGGTACATGGTGGCAGCGGCAACGATGTTCCATGCTGAACCAAAGGACCGCCTGAAGTACGTCAAGGACTTCTATGCCGCGGCGTCGGATGGCATGTTCACGCTCGCCACACCCGTGCTAGCGGGCCTCGGCACCAAGACCAAGCAGTTCAGTTCATGCGTGCTGCTCAAGACCGATGACACACTGAAGAGCATCTTTGCCACCGGTCAGGTCATGGCCGACTACGCCTCAAAGCGTGCTGGCATTGGCCTGGACATAGGTCGTATGCGGCCGCTTGGCGCATCGATTCGTGACGGTGAGGTCATGCACACAGGGCTGATTCCCTTCCTCAAGAAGTGGTACGGCGACCTGCGCTCTTGCTCGCAAGGCGGCATCCGAAATGCCTCAGCAACCGTGAACCTGCCGATCTGGCACTACCAGTTCGATGACTTCATCGTGCTCAAGAACAACAAGGGCACCGAAGAGACACGTGTTCGGCAGATGGATTACTGCGTCGTGATGAGCGCGTTCTTCTGGCGTCGGTTCAAGCAAAAGGGGATCATCACGTTCTTCGATCCAAACCAAGTGCCCGACTTGTACGATGCGTTCTACAAGGACAGCGCGAAGTTCGAAGAGCTGTACACCAAGTACGAGAAGCGCAAGGACCTGCGCATCAAGCAGCAACCAGCTGAGGTTGTCATTCGTGACTGGCTGCTCACTGAGCGTGCAGAGACTGGGCGGATCTACCTGCTGAACATTGACAACGTGGCCAATCAGGGGCCGTATGATGTCAAGATCCACCCGATCTACCAGACCAATCTCTGCACGGAGATCATGCTTCACACCCGGCCGTTCGAGTCCATCGAGGATCCAAACGGCCGGATCGCGCTGTGCACCCTTGGCTCGCTGAACTACGGCGCCGTGCGCCACCCAGAAGAGCTGCGCCGTCCCGCAAAGCTGCTTCATCGTGGCCTGCACAACCTGCTGCAGTACCAAGACTTCCTGTCGGTGCACTCAGAGCTGCACAACAAAGAATTCGAACCACTTGGTATCGGTGTCACCAACCTAGCGTACTGGCATGCGAAACGGAAGCTCAAGTACGGAGAGCCTGAAGCGCTGGCCGAACTCAAGCGCTGGATTGAGCACCAGGCGTTCTACCTGACAGAAGCGTCCGTTGATCTCGCCAAGGAGAAGGGCAAGTGCCTCGAGTCTGACAACACGTGGTACGGGCGCGGCGTCTTTCCTTGGGAGCGTCGTGCTGCAGGCGTCAACGAGCTCACGGACTTCACCCCAAGCGACGAGCTTGACTGGGAAGGTCTGCGTGAGAAGATGAAGATCTACGGTGTGCGGAACACAACGTTGATGGCCATCGCCCCTGTCGAGTCGTCAAGTGTCGTGCTGAACAGCACGAACGGCATCAACCTGGTCAAGGAGCTGATTGTCACGAAGCGTTCCAAGGCTGGTGATTTTGTGCAGGTTGCGCCAGAGTACAAGAAGCTCAAGAAGCACTACCAGCACCTATGGCGCACGCCCTGCCTTGACTACATCAAGACCGTGGCCGTGCTACAAGCATACGTCGATCAAGGCATCTCGGCCGACACGTTCTACAGCCCACGGAACTTCCCTGATGGCAAGATCGACGTGAACGTCGTGGCACGCAATCACATGCTAGCGCATCGCTGGGGCGTCAAGTCCTTCTATTACGCCCTGGTCGAGAAGCAAGCAGCACTTGAGGCCCTGAAGGAGCCAATGAAGAGCTTGGAAGACATCAACATGCTGCTCGCGGAGGCCGCGGAAGCGGCCAAGGCTGAGGAATTCTGCGAGAGCTGTGTGCTCTGAGGAGAAGAAATGACTGACTTCGCAAAACAAACCAACTACGGCCAACGCCAGATGTTCCTTGATCCTGCTGGTCCTGTGAGCATCCAGCGGTACGATGATTACGCGTACCCAAAGTTGGCGCAGTTCACCAAGACCCAACGTGGACAGTTTTGGATTCCAGACGAGATCACCCTCACTAAGGACAAGATCGACTACAGCAAGGCGGACGAGGCCACTCGGTTCATCTTCACCTCTAACCTGCTGCGCCAAACCGCTCTAGACTCCATTCAGGGTCGTGCTCCAGTGCAGATCTTCACGCCGGTCTGCTCGGTGCCAGAAGCAGAGGCCTGGGTGCTATGGTGGTCGGCCTTTGAGCAGATCCATAGTGAGTCGTATAGCCACATCATTCGGAACATCTATCAGATGCCGAGTGAGCAGTTCAATCAAATTCATGACACGTCTGAGATCGTACAGATGCTAAGCGGCATCGACGCGTACTACACACGGCTGCATGACTTCAACTGCAACGTTGAGCTTGGCACCCCAGTGTCAGAGCATGCAATGGTCACTGCGGTGTACATGGCACTGGTGGCGTCATACGGTCTTGAAGCCATTCGGTTCATGGTGTCGTTCTGCACGTCGCTCGGCATGGTCGAGAACAAGCTCTTCATCGGAAACGGGAACATCATCTCGCTGATCTTGGCCGACGAGCTGCTTCACACTGACGCCACGGCCTGGATGCTGAATGCCGTCGTCAAGGACGATGCACGCTTCCGTGAGGTCGCCTTTGAGTGCCGCAAAGAAGTTGTCGACATGCTTGAGGGTGTCGTCGCTGAAGAGAAGGCCTGGGCCAAGTATCAGATGCAAAAGGGTCCAGTGCTTGGCTTGAATGAGCGCATCCTAGCTGATCAAGTTGATTGGACCGCGCAAGAGAAGTTCAAGCTCATCGGTGTGAAGTACGATGCTGGTCTCAAGAGCACCCCTCTGCCCTGGATGAACAAGCATCTGAACACAAACAAGACCCAGACCGCGCTCCAAGAGAACGAGTCGGTGTCGTACTTGATTGGTGCGATGACCACCGACGTACGGTACGAAGAACTTCCGGAGATCTAAATGCAAGGCATCCTGCATCCACGGCTCAAGAACCGCTTTCTTGGGTTCTTTGAGACACCGTTGCTGAACTCGCAGCTGGTGTCGGTCAAGCTGCCAAAGTTCAGCCTGGCCGCCTGTGTCAAGAAGAATGGCTGCGTCTGGCTGCCGTTCAACGCTTGGAATGAGGTCATCTTCGTCTTTGAAGACGATCTTGATGGTCGGGTCCTAAGTACCATCATCTCAGATGCGGCGGTCGCTTTAGACAGCGTGAAGCTCGCGTTGATGGACGGCAACGATACCGTAGTGAACGCGTTCTGGTTCAACAACCCAGAAGAGCTGTCGTTCGAGCTCGAGGAGCTTACGTACGCGCCTTTCGCGTCCCAGACCTCAGGCGAGCTGAGGAACATGGAGAACGGTGAAAAGGTCTCAGTCCATCTTTCAACTGAGCCTGGTGGAATGGCACCACAACTCAGTCGAGTTCATGTTCGTGTCAAGTTCAAGAGCACAAGGTTCTTGCTCGAGGCACATTCACTCAAGGAGTTTGAAAGCCTATGATCTTCACGGTGTACAGCAAGCCGGCCTGCACTTTCTGCGAGCAGGCCAAGAGCCTCATTCAGAGCAAAGGATACCAGTACAAGGTCATCAACCTGGACGTTGGCCAACCAAAGGTCGACGGTGAGACGTACATCACCAGGGATGAGCTGCTAGCCCGCTTCCCGCATGCCAAAACCATGCCGCAGGTATGTGTCGAGACGGCAACTTCTGCGTCTCACCTTGGCGGGTACACCGAGCTGAAGGAGTACCTCAGCATGAGGTGAGCGCCGAGAACAGGCATTAGGTGACAAATAGCAGTCGAGGGGCCATTTGGCCCCTCGACTGCTTCCGGGTGATCGGTCTCTAAATACTGAACCCATATAGGAGCGCACCATGTCTCAATCCGCCTACGTCATGACCTTCTTCGGCAATGAGGTGAACCTGATTTCGTTGATGATCTTTTCTCTGATCGTTGGCCTGATCACACTGTTCATTCGCATCCAGCTGACCAAGAAGCTGGAATTCGCGGACATGCTGACCAAAGACGGCCGAACGGTGTCGCTGACCAAGGTTCTCCAGCTAGTTGGTGGTGCAACGGCAACATGGGTCATCATCAAGACCACGCTCATGGGTTCAATCTCCATGGAACTGTTCCTGGTGTACCTGGCGTACGTTGCCTCGATCGAAGGCTTCAGCAAGTTCATCTCGGCCAAGTACCAGTACAACGAAAAGTCAATTCGTGACGCCAAGAAAGATGAAGCCGACGAGGAGATCAAGTAATGCGTTTGCCGTTCCGCCAAGGCATTGTGGCGTTCCAGACTGCCGGTGGAACGCCGACCTTTCTCCAAGCGTCTACCACACCGGGCACCGTTGCCCTGATCGTTGAACCGAACCCAACGATCGTCACCTTTGCGCATGGAACCTCGAACTACCTGCAGGTCTTCGACCAGACCGTTGACCCAGCGTGGTCTGTCACCGCTGGGGTCACGAACTGGTTGTATTGGGACATCGACAAGTTCAGCGGGAACGTCACCTACGGTCGAACGTTAGTTGAACCCGTAGTCTCGGGTTCAACACCAATCAACCCGTCTAATGACCAGCACTGGTTCGACCTCGGGGCCTTCAAGATGAAGGTCTGGAGTGCCGATCACGCGGCTTGGATCGAGGTGATCCGGGTCTTCGCGGGAACGGTGCCAAGCGGCAACACAAGCGCGGTGACAGCGCGTGCTCTTGGCACGCAGCTCGGCCCACAAGGAAACGTGCCGTGCATCGCTGGGTACCTGGTGCAGGACACCCTCCTGAATCCAATCAAGAAGTACAACGGCGAGTTCGTCACCAGCGAAGAACCGTCCCATGTGCGAACGACCGTGAACACGTCCGGCGTCTTGGTGTACCCGCTGAATCACGTGATCCCAGTCAAGGCTGGCGAGGCGTTGCCGCCGATGTCGCTGGTGTACTTCTCGTCACCAGATACTGTCAGGTTGGCTGCAAGCGATCCGAGCCTCATGCCAGCTCGAATCCCTGTCGGCATCGTGACCTCTGGGCTGGTGGCCGGTGATGTCGGTACGTTGGTGACCACAGGCGAGATCTCGTACGATCTATGGGACTGGTCAGCCCATATTGGTAAGCCACTGTACTGCACGACTGGTGGTGGGCAGCTCACAACAACGAAGCCACCCGGCCTGATGGCGTACCGTGTGGGCTTCGTCAAGAACGCGCAGACCATTATCTTCAGCATTGATGCCGAGACGACGCCGTACGTCCAATCGGCCGGCACCAACGATTTCATCGTCTCTGGCATCACCCCGATCCAGAGCACTGACACCATCAACGGCTTGAACGAGCGTGTCATCACGGTTTCTATCCTGAATGCAAGCACGACCTTGCCGGGGGCGATGTCGCCGGCGCAGGTGATCATGCTGAACCAGCATGAGACTCGACTTGGCGGGCTTGACACCTCAGTCCTGAACCTGCAGACACAGAAGGCGAACACGGTGCACACGCACACGATCGCGAATGTGACCGGTCTTCAGGCCGCGTTGGATAGCAAATCAAACGTTGGACACGCTCACCCAGAGTACTCACTCCTTGGGCACACACATACTGAGTACTCACTCCTTGGGCATACGCACTCCATCGTGCAAGTTGACGGGCTTCAGACCGCGCTGAACAACAAGGCCTTCAGGACGCACCTGAACTCCTTTGACGAGATCTTCCAGACGGTCAACCGAGCTGGTGAGACAGACGTCGGCTCAGGATCGACCTTGGTCACAGCTCTGGCTGGTAAAGCCGATGTCAGCCACACCCACCCGTACGCAGCATTGGTTCACGGGCACGTCATTGCTGATGTCAGCGGGCTGCAGACGGCCCTGGATGGCAAGGCCGCGCTGTCTCACACGCACATCATTGCAAACGTCACCGGACTGCAAACGGCGCTGGACGGCAAAGCCGCCCTGGCGCACACGCACACGATCGCGAACGTGACTGGTCTCCAGACGGTTCTTGATGGGAAATCGAACGTCGGGCACACTCACACCGAGTACGCTCTGACCTCGCATGCGCATACTATTGCAAACGTCACTGGGCTTCAAACGACCCTTGACGGCAAGGCGGCCTCGGTGCACGAGCACGTGATCGGTGATGTCAGCGGGCTGCAGACGGCCCTGGATGGCAAGGCCGCGCTGTCTCACACGCACACCGCAGCCCAGGTCACGGACTTTGCGGCCGCGTTGAACAACGCGATCGTTGAAGGCTCTGGCATCATCAAGAACTTCAACACAGGAACAGGTCAGATCACGCTCTCTAGCACAGGCGGCGGTGGTGGATCAAGTGACGTGCTGGTCTTCCAGATCGGCGTGCCTGGTGTCACACACCTGCACTATGCCGGCCTCACAGTAGAACAGCTGAACACGCTGATCCAGGGTACGAACAAGTCAGTGCCAGTTGGTGATCCCTCGCAGCCATCGGTGTTCGTTGTTTCGAACGCCAATGCAGATTCAGCCAGCCCTGGGTACGTGCACACGCATACCCTGGAGATCTTCTACGACTACAACAACGCGACGCCGATCGTCACGTCGGCAACGATCACCGATCAAACCGACTTCCATGAGCACGATGTTAGGCTCGTTGGATCTGGTGCCCCAAGCGGGCTGTTGGTCATGGGAGGGGGAACTGGATCCAACACCAGCACACCGAACTTGAGGTATGACCGGTCCACACAGTCGTTCTATGTGAACGAAAGTGTGGATGGCACGAACATGGGCGAGGTGGCGCTGTACAGCGGAACCAACGCAGATTACGCCGGCCAGAGCTCAATCGTCCTGACGAATCCAACCAACGCCTCTCATGTCAACATCACCGCTGGAAGCACGCAAGACGACAACGCTGGACGAATTGTCCTGACGGCTGGAAGCTCTACAGTCGACGGGTCCGGTGGCGATGTTCGCATCACGGCAGGTGACTGCCTC